TGTTTATGTGCATATTTGTGGACGATGCCGACAGTATATTTAAATTCAGCGACCTTGAAAAAGCCATGGTTGACGCCACCCGCTGGCAAGATCACAAACCCAATGCCGCACAGCCTTTTGGCAACCGTGAGGTGTGGTTAGGTTATGACCCTTCGCGCACCCGCGATAACGCCGCTTTAGTGGTGGTTGCCCCACCTGAAAAAACCGGTGAAAAATTTAGAATACTCGAAAAACACTATTGGCGCGGGATGAACTTTTCGCACCACGTGAGCGAAATTCAAAAAATATACGCTAAGTACCGCGTTACTTATATTGGCGTAGATACCACCGGCATTGGCGCGGGGGTGTTTGACTCGTTAAGCACATTATACCCGCGTGAAGCCACTGCCATACATTACAGCGTAGGCAGTAAAACCCGCTTAGTACTTAAAATGATAGACCTGATTGAAGGTGGCCGACTCGAATGGGATGCATCCCATAAAGACATTGCTATGAGCTGCCTTTCAATACGCCGCACCAGTACCGACTCGGGCGGCGCCATAACCTTTAAAGCCAGCCGCGATAACACCATAGGCCATGCAGACGTATTTTTTGCTATTAGCCACGCTGTTATTAACGAACCCCTTAACCATGCACATAAGAGAAAATCACGATGGACCATGCAGAATTAGACCAAAACGCTGAGCAGTTAACTGACCAGCCGCACGTTCAACAAAATAAACAAAATGCGCCCGTTGTGTTTGGCTTGCCTGAGCAAGTAATGCCCGACATGTGGCTAACCGATTACGACTCGCTGTTTTATAACGATATGGATAATTACTGGGAGCCGCCAGTAGACCGCCATTTATTAGCCAACTTAACACGGCGTAACGCCCAGCACGGCGGTATAGTGCAAAGCCGTGCAAACATGGCCGCGAGCCGTTTTATTAATGGTGGTATGAGTGCGCAGCAAGTACAAGCGGGCTTTTTAAACCTGGTGCAATTTGGCGATGTGGCACTATTAAAAATACGTAATGGCTTTGGGCAAATTGTAAGGCTGTTTCCGCTGCCTAGTTACCGTACTCGTGTTGCGGGTGATGGCGGCGCGGTAGTGCTTGAGCGTAATAGCCAAGTTAAAAAATATAAAAAGCGCGACATTATTTGGGTTCGCCAGTACGACCCCGTACAACAAGTGTATGGCTTGGCCGATTACCTAGGCGGTTTGCAAGCCACGTTATTAAATGAAGATGCAACCTTATTCCGCCGTAAATACTTTTTAAACGGCGCGCACATGGGTTTTATTATGTACGCGACTGATCCTAACTTAGACCCTGCTGTTGAAGACGATATAAAAGAAAAAATTCAAGACAGTAAAGGCGTGGGTAACTTCCGTTCGCTGTTTGTAAACATACCCAACGGTAAAGAAAAAGGCTTACAAATAATCCCTGTGGGTAATTTTGAAAGTAAAGACGAGTTTATGAACGTTAAAAACGTATCGGCGCAAGACATACTCAACGCCCATCGTTTTCCACCGGGCTTAGCGGGTATTATTCCGGCTAACAATGCAGGCCTTGGCGACCCGACTAAATACGATGCTATGTATTTTAAAAACGAGACTAAACCGCTTATTAAATTAATGAGTGATGAAGTGGCGCGTGATCCTGAAATTGGCAGTAAATTACAGCTAAATTTTGATTTAGAGCCCAGCGCGTAAAGCGTAGTACTGGCTATGCTGCGCGTCGTGCGCTTTTATTTTTTCTACTAATCCGGCATAGGTATTTAAGGTTTTTAATGCTCGCGTTAAATTTGGCGCGGGCACATTATTTAACAGCGCTGCATGGGTTTTGCTCATGCCTTTTACTAGATGATCACTGGCGGCGGCTTTTATGTCGGTACTTTTTATTTTACACATAGCCAATAACCAGTTTAACCGCTCTTGGCTTTGTGACCCTTTATATAAATATTGCATGCTAAAACCCCTAAATTAATTATCACTTAAGTGATAACTTATTTATTTTAGGGTTATACCCACTATTTGTAAATGCTTATTTGTTATGCACAAAATCACTGTATATAATAACAGTGTATTTTATTAACGATTGGTGGTTATTATGGCGCGGGTTACTTGTCCAAATTGCGAAGCTAAAGCAACAATTACGTCACGCGAAAAGCAAAGCGCCCATGTGGTTAATTTATATTGTTCGTGTACTAATACTCGTGAATGTGGGGCGACGTTCCGTATTACCCAATCGTTTGATCACTTCTTAAACCCACCTTGCAAAACCACTGCGCAATTAGCCGCGTCGCTAATTAAAAACCTACCGCGTGAAGAACAATTAGAGTTAATTGGGCTATAGCTTTTGGGTAATTACCCAGTTATGGGTTGTTATTAAAAATAAAGATTAATTAATTTTTAATAACAATTTATGTTGCTTTATATTTTTTTACTGATATTTTCACTCGTATTAAAGGGTTAATATAAACACTAACAAGGATATATCAGTGAACAAATATTTATTGTATCTTCCCCTTCTAGGGATTGTTTTTTTATATGGGCTAATAGCTGGTAGTTATAAAACATTCCCTTTTAATGAGATTAAAACTCTTAAAAGGCTTGTTCTCGGTCAAGCAAATGATCTCTATGATATCAGCACTCCTTATTATCTAAGTAAAGTTTCCTTCTTCAAATTAAACTCTAAAAATAATTATGATATTGTTTTTATTGGCGATAGTCTGACTGACAATGCAGAGTGGCATGACCTTTTCCTTGATGTTTCAATTGCAAACCGAGGGATTTCAGGGGATAGAAGTGCCGGCATTTTAAATAGAATGGATACAATTATAAGTACGGGTGCAAAAAAAGCCTTTTTAATGTTAGGGGTCAATGATATTAATCGCGGTATAAATATCGACTTAATTTTCGATAATTACAAAAAAATAATTATTGAACTACAAGAGAACAATATAGAACCATATGTCCAATCTACTTTATTCACTGATTTAAATTCAATTGATAATCATAATATTGAAGAGTTAAATTTAAAACTGAAAGCTTTCTGTAAAAAGAAAAGTATTACTTTTATTGATTTAAATCCACTATTATCAAAGTCTGGGCGGTTAAGTAAGAATTATTCATTTGATGGTCTTCATCTAAATGGTAAAGGCTATTCTGTATGGTCTCAGGCTATATATAAGTATATCAATTAAGAATAAAAACTTTCTAAATTCAAATAAATTTCGTTAATATTAATGCTTTTGAAATTTGAATAGTCATATTTTCTCCTACGCCATTAAATCCAGTGACCACCAATCGTTATCGCTGATTGCTGATGCGCTGTTATTGTTTACTAAAATTGCTAAGTCCCAATCGCCAATGGTGATAAGGCCTTTTTTAGGCTCGCCATAATGGAACTCACCGAGTTCATTGCGCGTTGCATTAAGGGTTTCGCGCCCGTCTAGCTGGGCATATTTATAGGCTAGGTCTACTAATTGGCGGGCTTGCTGCCAGTGACTCTCTGTTACATGCCAGCTTGCCGATTTTTGGGCGAGTGTTTTTGCTCGGTACTCAATAGCGAGGTGCTTGTTGTGTTTTATTTGTGCGGTTTCGTCTAAAACATGAAGTTGGCCGTTTTTAATTTGGTAAATTTGGCCGTCTCTGGCGATCCTCTTACCGCTATTTAGATCCTTTTTAACCTCTGTGATCTGTTTTTCATCACACCCCACCATATCAAGTATTAACTCGGCGCTAGAGCCCACGGCTATAGGCGTACAGTTATTACCACTAGACCAAGATAGGTCGGCTGCGCCGACGTTGGTGCTAGCCTTAGCCGCAAGTTTTTCTGCTGTACCTTTGAGTTGCCTTGTCCATTTGATAAGGCGGGTTTTTAAGCTGGTTGCATCCGTTACGTTATGCACGTTATTAAACAAACGTGTAAGCACGGCTTTGTAATCAATATTGGTCACAACACCTTTAATGCGGCGCACTACTTCGGCGTAGTCGTTGCCCATTGGGGTGTCTTCGTACATTGATTTAAAGTTAGCGGCGCGGCCAATACACATGCCACCCTGTAGTTTTACGTAGTCTTTCCAATTGGCGTTATCTGCCGCGTACCGAATAGGCTCTATTATTTCGTCTTTAATTGGTTTGCCTTTTGGCATACGGCGAAGCTCTCGCCAAACCGTAACGCTTGGCGAACCTTGAAATTGAAACTGGCGAATGTTCCACGTACTTGCCCAGGCTAAAACGGGGTTGGCTTGCTCTTGCAGGTTTTCGCCTGTGTCGGCGTCAACGTGATCGGTCAGCATGTAGCCATCAATATTTTTACTGATGTATTTAGCAATGTATGCTGCTGCACTACCCTTACTTTTATCGAGCTTTACAGCGTCAAAGCGTGGGCTAAAAGTACGGTAAAACTTGGTAGGCGCTTTATGGTTTTTAGCCTTAAACTTTTTAGGCTCTCTTTTTTCAGCCTTGGCTTTTTCTGCCTCTTCTTTGTTGCGCTGTATGGCAACTTCGTTGGCTTTCTTTTTAGCAAAGCCCCACTCGCTGCGCTTTTGTTTATAGATTTTAAATAACTTGGTTTTCTCAGTGCCTGCACGGTATTTAACACAGGCTTCTACTGTTTTTATGTGCGTACCATGGGTATTTATATCTACAAATTTATTGAATACTTTGGCGCGGGTAAGCTCGGGGCCATAACGATCGTAAAGCTCGTTTTTGTCTTCTTGAATAAAGTACCAACGCAAAATAGCGTTGATTTCTTGAAGTTTGTTTTTTGGCATGAATA